GATAACTCTTTATTTAATCAACTTTTGGAGTGATTCACTTTCATTATCTTCTACGATTTCCCATTTATCATAAACTCTTTTGTTATCACATTGCCCCAGATTAATAGCAGAATAAAGATAATCTTCGCCAGAATCATCAATAATATGAGGATTTCCATATTCGATGCCAGTACAAATATATATTCTCCCATCAGTCAATCTGTCTACACCAAATGATGGACCCCTTATTTTACTTTCATCTTTTACTCCTTTTCTTCATCGCTTTGATTTTAATTCCACATCTAAACTCTCTTTAGCGTACCAGTAAATATCAAAAAATGTTTATCCTCTTTAATCACGCCTACATTCTTTTTATTCTACAGGTAACCCCTTGTATTTCTCAACCAATCCTTAATCCTTAATTTAACCCCATTTTCCTCTCCAGATAGATTTCTTCTAAAGATGAAATTTAGCAGATTAGTAAGCAAAATATCATTGCCCGTATAATCGATCCAGCTTTTCATCTTATCACTTTTATATCCGCGCATTTTTTCTATCCAGTTCCGCTTTAACATCTTTCTCTATCCATTTTTTCGATGTTTCACTTTTCAGCAATTTAGATCCGATCGTTAATTAACATCCACCGATGGCACATATAATTTGGATACACGGGCAATTTATCTTTTTTAATATTCCCAAACTCATACATATAAACGGATACATCCTTACGCAGCCGTTTAGACTTCTTTTTCAGTGTTTTTTCATTTCCATCCACAACTTCATTTTTAACTTGTTTATACGCGATTTCCAAACCTTACGTATTTAACTTCTTCAGATTTCGTTTTACTGCCCGCAAAATTTTATGAAATTCTATATCACCATAGTCCTTTGCTTTTACAATCTACGTCTACCTGTATATAACAAATTATTGTGTGGTCTACAGCTTTCAATGTTGATAAAATCATTGATACTTTTCAAAAACAACTCAAACAAAAACAGAGTCCTGAATTTATCAAGACCCTGTTTGAGCTTGCCGTTAAAAACATAACTGTTTATCCCGACAAAATAAAAGTGGCGTTGTTGGTGACCCAAGAGAAATCACATAGATTACCACTTATCTTACATTTTAAAATTCCGCTTATCTAAAAAGTAATATGAGTCACAAGATTAAAAAGAGCGATATCACTACCGCTCTTTTTTTTTTTGCATGTTACTCTTTATATACGTCATTTTTTCTCACGACGTCCATATCGAGTGTGACTGACCCGATCAGATCTTTTGTCACACAAAACTGACACTTTGATCTCATATACCCCTTAAATTCTGCATCGTACCAGACGATCTCTATCGTATCGATAGAGATTTTTTTTACAGACTTTACATTTTCTTTTTTCCGGACGAAATCATCAATGTAATCGTTTAAATTTTTAAATCTACCGTTGTTTTCTTCAACGTCCCAATCGAAATATTTAAAGCTTGTCCAGATATTACCTGAGTCGAGCTCTTCGACTTGAACATTTATTTGATTATCTCCGATTCTATACACACTTATACGAATAATCCCTTCGGTGTAAATTTCTTTGAGATCGTCGTCACTGAAAATAAACAAATTCTTACCGATAAAAGAGGTAATCGGAGCACCTTTTTGCTCTTTGTCGCTAACACAAACCTTAAATCCGTTGGCAAATTTTGTATCTATAATCTCGAATTTCTCGCTCATGTCGCGTTTTTTTGAAGATGCAATTGTGATTTTGCCATTTTCGCTTCCGCGCATATTCAGATTGAGATCTCCTTTTAAATCTTCGTAAAAGAAAATATTATTCTTAAAGTATTTACTCATTTTCTTTTCTCTCCTTATTACATTTAAAGTGTTTTTTACACTTTCGTATTCTCTATCTGTCATTTTTATAGATCTTGTCCGGGCGCCGGGGGGCAGGGTTCTTTTTGCCCCCGCCCCTTTGCGGTGCCCGCCCCAGCCCGGAGCGGATTTTTTATTTTTTGTCATTAGCCCCAATCCTCCTCTCCATGATTTTTTATTAACTCTTCTCTATAATCAGCATATTCTTTAACCATGCTGATTATTTCATCCGGTGTATTTTCCGGAAGTCCGATTGCCGGAATTTTTCTACAAAGTTCGTCCGGATCAAACGGATATACATTGAAGTACACATACCCGCTATAGCGATCGCGATAGTCAATATCAAGCGGATCCCACATGTCGTTAATCAGATATTTTCTATCCGCTACCGTTATTACGTACTGCCCGGGCTTGCCAATTATTTTTCCGTAATAATTCGATACAATTTCAATTCTTTCCTTTAGTGCTTCTATACTTGTTACGTTCTGTCCCATTTTGTTTTCCTCCTCGTTTTTACTACTTTTCTTTTCTTGATTATATATTACTATATCATCTTTGATTTGTCAATACTTTTTCAAGTTGTTTATTATAAATTGTTTTTATAGTAGGCAACAGAAAAAGAGGAAAGATTTCTCATGTCACAATAAATTAATTTGCGCAATAAAAAAGAGGGCGGTTTCCCGCCCCATCAATTACTTAATTTGTCTATCAGCCAGCCCGTCGCTACCGATCCCGCTATGTATGACCATAGGTTTCTTTGCCGTTTCGCAAGCCTCAAGTCATGTGTCAACTCATCTATTTTCTTTGTCAATCTGTCTAAAGATATCTGCAGCTTCATCAAGCTCTCTTCGGCTGTCTGCAATGAGATCTCGGCACTCTGCAATTGTTTCTGCGTTTCTATCAATTCTTTTCTGCACTCTGTCAGCTGATTCTGCAGCTCGGTCAACTCTTGAGATGCTTCTGTCGAGTTGCTCTCCAGCTGATTTAATTTGCTTTCCAGCTGATCTAACCGCATCTGCTGATTGCTTGCTATACTCTTGAGCCTCTCGTACTGCGTCCTTTGCATCGTTATTGTTTCCGTTGCCTGTGGTGCCTGTGCATACGAGATAGACAAGCACGGCGCAGATAGCAACGACAGCGCAAGCAATAGTGACAATTTTCTTCTTCTCATACATTTTACACCCCGTTCTCTAAATACCACTGCGCTTTTCCGCGGAGAATATCTCCGCCGGTCCCGATTTCATCCTGATCGCGCAGCTGCTCTAAATCCCAGCGACAGTCAGGCTCTCCGCTGTACAGTCCGTAGCCGTCGTCATTCGCTGCCTCGCCGTGCGTCATAAAATGCTCCCTATCGATTGGGTTGTCAAAAACCTCGGCAATGACCGCAAACATCTTCGCAAGAGTCTCGATTTGCGCCGTAGTCGGCGGGTACTCACCTAAGTCATTCGGGCGTGCATTGTAGCAGCAGCATAGAGCGATGGCAATGCTACCTGTGTTCCTATGCCAGGTTGCTTTCGGTACTTCATCGAGTGGTCTTGTGTAGATGATTTCACCGTCTCCGTCAACATTAAAATGATAATCATGGAACGTCGTAAAATACCGTCCTGCCGTCCAGTGTCCGTAAGTTGTTGCTGGCCACGGGAATTGATAAAAATAATCCCGTTTATTTTTGAGTTCCTGCCGAAGTTCTTCTATCGTCATCTCTACGCACTTCCTTTCTTGTTTCTTTTTTTATTTCTTTTTCTGCGGCGTCCGGCCGTCCGTCGTGATTCTTGTCTACACAAAAAACACTCACAAAAGTAAAAGCACCGACTACTGCCGGTGCCGTAAACTCTTTGAAAAAATTGATGAGTAGCGTTGTATTTGCTACTCCCGTTCGATAAAAATCATGTACCCACGCCGCGATCACCATTAAAAATAAAACGATAAGTCCAGCACCGTACACGTAGACGATCTGCATCGATGTCCGTACTCGACCTTTTATTTTCGGCGCGTACTGTACCGCCATGTTCCATATTTTTTTTAACATATCACAGCACCTTCCCGATTAATGCGATGACAACAGATACGATGGTCGATATAAGCCCCGCTACCTTGTAAATGTTGTCTATTCGATGATGCGCGGATTTAGCGCTCTGTGCTGCTCTTTCGTGCGCCAACTGCAGCTCCTGCATTTTCGGAATCATTTCAACAAGCATATCCAGCTTTGTCTCAATTCTGACGATTCGTTCCAACGCTTCCGGGCTCATATCCCCCATACTCATTATTTGCTATACCTCTTAATAAAATTAATGCCGAAGGGGCATTTCGCCCCCACGGCAACGTAAACATTATTCGTATTTAATCGAGAAATTAATCGGTTTCCCGACGTTCTCTTTCAACTTCATGAAGTCCGCATTCGAGAATCCTCCGGATATAGTCTCCGTCACTTCACGCGTTGCATCGAATGTTACATCTCCTATTTGGGCTTTGATAATCGTTGTAGTGTAGATCCCGGGTTTATTATAAAAAGCACTAATCCCGTCTACTGTAAGAGTAGCCACTGCAAATTCACCGATATTGACTATTTCCACGTGGGAAACTTGATATCCAGCACTCGCAGTGTTGATTGTATCGCCCGTTGCAATCAATGTATTCTCGTCGTTTTCAGTAAGCGTCAAGGTTCCTTGAATATCAAGTGTCGGAGAATCTCCTATTTTCGTAGCCGCTGTTGCAGTAATCTGTTCGCCTCCGGAGATTGTGTAGTCATCAACCTCTTTACCCATCACGATCCCGTTGATGACAATATTTCCCGCTTCATATCCCGCCACGGGTACTGCTTTAATGCCCAACGTAGATACTACCATAGTATACGCTTTTTTATCCCCCGTTTCGTCCGGCGTTCTAAGAAATTTCGGCGTAATAACAATACTCTGATGTTCAAGCTTTTTCGCTACATAGATTTTCGGGATTTCTTCCCCTGTTCCACCTGTCGGAATAGACAGAATGGCAGGTGCCATTTCAGCAGGTTTATATGTTGCGGTTGTACCTAATTTTTCTCTAATTGCATTCGCAATAGCGGCTACACTTTCGACAGATATTCTCCCTTTTGTCATGATTAAAAACTCCTTTCGTCTAAATCTACATACTCTTCTTTCCCGATTTCGGCGCTCCCGTTGATGAGTGCATCAATGATTTCTTGCCTTGTGATTGTCATACCTCTGCTCCTTTTTAAAATGATGTGTTATCCACATCGGAAATAGATTGCACGGCTTTTTGTATCGCCGCATATATAGCACCGGACGTCAGCATTTTCTTGCTGTTCTCCGTTGGTGCGCTGTCAAAAACTAATTTATCTTGCTTGTCGTTTAGTTCTGATTCTTGTGCGTATCCTGCAAGTGTCTGATTAAAGTTATTCGTCACCGATGTTATTGCGTTCGTTAATGCGACAGTAGACACTTTATCATTTAGTGCAGTTTCGTTTACCGGCATATACCCTAATGCCGTTTTTATTTTATCTGTCGTCAGAGAGTAATTCTCAAGACTCGCCAGTTTGGCTTTCTCTTCCGCCGTGTAGTCGTTTGTAGATAAGCCCTTTCCGTCTACAGACTGTACGTATTTCTGCTTATTGATGTACTCCTTGACGGTATTAAGAATGGAATTTACATCGACAATGCCAGATAAATTACCTTGCACTGCTTGATATAGCACCTCAAAGTTATTGATGATATAGTCTAAAATTCCCCGATTGTCAGAAGAAGTAAATACAGTATGCTTGCCGTAAGTCCCTTCTTGAATGATTTTATCGTTCTCATCCCTGATTTCACCGTGTTGGAATATCGTTAGCTTCATTCGCCGTTTCCTCCATTTCTACAATTTTTCCATCAATAAGTACAAGCCGTGAAATATCCGGATATACTATATCGGATTTTAAAACTGTTATATCCGGCTCTCTTTGTATCGCGCCGTCAGAAGAAAACCGACAAACGCCTCCGCTATCAAATCCGTACCACAATTTATGCCTCCTTTATTTAATACCGATAACCATGTAACCGCATAACGGGTCGGGATAATCCCCTGATATTTCTTTGGCATGCACCCTTCTTCCGTTCATCGAAAAAGAATAAGTACTCCGCGCATTACTCATTAGAAATGCCGTCCACACGCAGTCCTTTTCTTCATATCCTTCCGGGAGGGGAATTGTAAAATCTCCTTTCCCAGTACCTTTTAAGATCGAGACGGCTCTAACGTTGTAGCCGTTAATTCTTACAGAATTACCATCTATGGTACCCGCCTTGAGCGTCGCCCCCACGATGTTCCCATCTGGATCAACAGAAAAAGTATTCGACGCATTTCGTATTGTTGAACCGATTAATGTTGTCCCCGATATAGTTCCGCCTTTAAGATTGCCGACGTTAGCCGATACCGCCTCAAGACTATTAACACTAATCTTATTCGCCGTTACCGCGCCTGCTGCTATCTTGTCTGATGTTACGGCATTTGCGGCGAGCATACCGTTTACTATGACATTATTATCAATAGTCGTTTTGCCGGTGATGTGCAGATAACCGCCGTCAATCGTGGTTCCTTTCGGTGTTAAATTAATGCGATTGATGATCTCATTATCTTTTACCCGAAGTTCAATAGCGTTGTTCAACTGCGTTAAGGCGCTGTATGTCTTGTAGCCGTCTTTTTTATTCAAATTGGACACTATCTGATTGACGGATTTATGACTAACCTTCCCCGCTTCCAGTGCTTTTTTGATTGATTCGTCAACTTTTTTAAGGCTAATTGCTCCATCTTTCAGCATTGATTCGTCAATAACAAGTTTCACTGTGACTGTGTTTGACGGCGACCGTGCTCCCTCGCCGAACATGTCATAATAAGCGACAGACACTTCATAGACGTTTTCAGGGCAAGAATACGAGTAAACACTATTCGTTGTTGTTACCCTCGTGATGTTCTTACCAGCGGGGTCTATGTATACCGCCATCCCTGCACAGTCGGCAGGGATAGGATTAGCGACAACGGAAAATCCGCCGATTGCCGATATTAAATCGGGCTTAGGTGGAGCTAACGGTGCGGGCTTGTTATACGATATTGTTGCGGGTGCAGAATATTTCCCTTCCGTATTGCAGGCGAACAGATATAATGTTCCGTTGCGTTTTGTCAGCGTAACATCAAAAGATAGCCCATCTGTTCTTGCAAGCAAAGCGTCTGAATCCCCGCCCGCGTTACTGTTTGTCCTAAGCTCGTAAAACTGTACGTCGGCGTTGGTCACGGGATTCCACGATAAATGCGCTACACTTCCAATAACCATTTTGAAGTTGTCGGGGGTGTTTGGAATTGTGGATTTCAGTGCAACCAATTTGTCGATTTTCGGTGCAGTATCAGGAAGATTAAACACGCCCCGTCCGTCAGCAGTCGTGACAGCTATTCTGTAAGTGTCACCTGGTAGCGCTTGCGGAATAATCAGCTGTCCTTTCCCCTGCCCTGCGTATACCCACGCTCCAGCAAAGCCGAGTTCATCGGCACTTAGCCCGTCTTCTATGACGATTGCCTCGCCTTGTACGTGGTTTGTTTTATACCAGACACGTCCGATTAAATCTTTGGATTCCCACGATACGAGAATATCGTATCTATGCGACCCATTTGGTAGTGTACGATACCGCGTGTATGCTTTGATGTTTTTCGGTGTCTCCGCAGGATGCAGCCATGCGGATAAATCAACTCTGGCCGTAGAGTAGTCAGATCGTTTTCCGAGTTCGTTTTCGGCATATACGCGAACAGTGTATTTCTTTGTTCCATCTGCTTCAAAAGTATAAGAATTTTCGCTGTTTTCAAACCTTCCGCGGTGTACCCAGACATTAGCCCCGTCTTCTTTTGTCTCAAGATATACAGTATTGGCCGTTTTAGGATTAATCCAAGCGCAATGCACAGAGCAGTCTGTGCCGGCTCCGTAACCCGTTTTAACGGTACAAGTAATGGTAAGGTCTGTCGGGCCGTTAACGATATTATCGTATTGAGCAATTTCGGGTACTTTACTCGTATCCGGGCTGTACAATTCCGGATAATATTCGATCCCGGTAATAGTCCGAGTAGCGTCGTCCATCCCTTTTTCAATAGCTAAAACCTTGAACATCTTAGCTATTTTTCCCGTTTTACCTGCAGCATAAACTGCATCTGCAGAAAAACCGGTAGCGTCTGAAACTGTTACTTTACTTCCGTCTATTGACGTGATTGCAGTTTCATAGATTTTATCGGTATCTTGATCGCGAACGAAAATCGAACTGTAATCAACGTCGATAGGTTGATCCAGCGTTAATTCTTTTCCGTTAACGCTAACAATCCGACCACCAGTGCCCCACGTCGTATTATCTGTTTGCACAAGAATGACATCACCAATTGTACAGGCGATAGCATCAACAAACGCATCAAACGAAACTGTACGAATTTCATACTTATTCGACCGGAGTTTATATCGTCCGAACGCATAGGCTTGTTTCAATGAGGTACACCCCATCAGCTCAATCTGCACAGGCTGCACATTTCGTTCTGCAGTATCGTAATCATCACCGTAGACGGTCAGCACGTCGCGTTCGTAGTTCTTATCTTTATTCAGAAAAGATATTTCAACTGCGTTTGCCCGCTGATCCCGAGCCTGAAATTCCTCTTTAAAAGAGTCCTTTTTCATGTTGGCGACAGTAAACAGCTGGACAGGTGTTCCTGCGTAGTCATAGACGCAAGAGAACTTTGTACCCATCAATAGAATAGCTCCGCGACCAACGCGGCACGGGTAGTCTTTTGCATCCCACACGGACATAGCGCTGTCGTACAAATAGTTAAATGCCATCCCGGCATTAGCACATGCTGCTGCCCACGCTTTGAAAGCGTAATAATCTATGTTTTCTTTTCGGACGCCGTCGGCCTCATATTCAAATCCGCCCTCGGTATCGTCAATTTTCAGGCAGTGGTGCAGGATATCATAAGTAGCCCATGCCGGATTGTCTGCCGGCCGTTCTTCGTAATGCTTTGTTGCCGGATTCCAGACGTTGACGTTCTTACGCGTAACAAGGCATGTCATAGATGGGTCGTTCCCGGACAACTGGTCGGTAGCCAATGCCTTTATTCCGATAAGTGCTTTGCCCGGGTACTCGAAGTCGTCATAAATAACTTGAGTAACGCCTTGCCACTGCACTTTATTCGCGTACCGGATAGAAGTGCCCGCTTTTTTTGTACATCTTGCGCGCACTTCGTATCGTGCAGGTTCCAGATCTCGGACAGCATAGACAAGATAAAAAGCTTTATTAGTGTTTTTCTTAATCCGACCTACGTCAATATTCTTCCAGTCGGCATCACCCACTTTTCGATATTGTGCTTCCAGGTCAATCCACGTCTCTGAAGTACCACCGCTATCATTTGAATAGTACAGACCGGCGGGGAATGAAAATGTTAATTCAAGCCCCTGTGCTGTATTTCCGTCTAATTTATGCGTATGCCAGTTACTGTCATCGTTGAGTTCATAAGCAAGCCCTGTATCAGCATAAGAGTCATTAAAATTCGGAATAATTTTTTGTGTATTCGCGCCCAAACGGATATCTACCTGCACATCGGCATAGTTGCTTATCGGATTTCCATTGATTTCGATGTTAGATATTTCATCAATCGGCCCTTCGGCTACACAGTAGAGTATATTCAGATACTGCTTTTCACCTTCGGACACGACGTGCCGCGCAAGCATAATACCCGAAGTCTTAACAGTGCCGTAAACAATAGGCAGGGGATATCCCTGCCCTGTTAACGTCGTCGGAGCGCCCCATCCGTAAGTATTTGACTGCTCAGTGTTACTTAAGTCTGCTTTCGGTGTCGGCGTCAGCTTGTTGACTAACGCATTCCCGACCATACCGATTGCAAGAGATAACCCCATACGCGCCCACATGCTCATCATGCTGCTGCCGATAAGACCCGCCCCGACGCCTGCGGACAAAACAGTAATTCCGATGGATAAAATCCATCCTAAAGCCTTACCCTCGATTTTCGGCATGACAACGAGCTCTTCTCCATCTGCAGGAGTATAATCCGCACTGCAGGGGACGCCGTTAATTGCGTATACTTGCTCCCCTTCTTCAGAATGGTATTCTTTAGCCGTTTTCCCACTGCATGACTCGTAATAATCTTTTCTTTGCCGCCTGTCAAACGGATTATTAACGATAATTACATGAATCATTTATACATTCCTTTCAATCGCGGTAAAAATTTAGAAAAACGCTCAATGCACACGCCGCCTTCTGTGGCGTGCAGAAGTTGATTGTCACCAAGATATACCCCGGCATGGTCAATACCACGGCCCTTAATCGAATATATGCAAATACAACCGATTTCTGGCTCTTCGAGTTCTTGATATTGATCGTGGCCGTCAGGAGTTCCGGCAGCAGTGAGCAGTTCACGGTAATCCGGTAAACTCTTGCCGTCCCGGCGGTAATACTCTTGCACCAAATCCCAACATTTCATTTCTGAAAACGGTTTTCCGATTAAATCAGTTATCTCTAACATAGAGGCCTCCCTGCGGCACTGTCGGACATCCTCCAAAACGTTTGTTATTCCCACATTTGCGGCAATCAGAAAGAGTTTTGTTGCAGGTTGTCACCGGTCCTTTATATCCACATCTGCGCCCTTTGAATTTGAACGGACAAAAATCTTTCAATACGCGAGTTGCAGGGAAGCGTTTCTGCAACGAAAAACTGGTGCCAATATTCAGCGTTGCTGTCTTTTTATCTGCAGATGAGCCGATAACGTCGAATACTTCTTCATCTAAAATCTCATCTGGGACATTTGTATTAATAGCTTTAAGAGACACGGTAACGCCGTCCGCGCCATCATATTTTTCAAGCAAAGCCTGCATAGATCCGGTGATGTTGCTGATATTCAATCTTGCCGATGGCATCTCTGTACTACTTACTTTGATTTTATCGACGCTGAATGCGTAAGCGTAATAAGTGACACCTTGAAATACAATATTTTCATTATTAGCTACTAAGTGCAGACTTTCATCTCTACACGTAATATCACAGAGAAGAAGATCAGCACCGTTAGAAGCCGTTTTATTCTTTTCAATGATTGCGGCTGTAGATAATTCCATTTATGCCTCCTCCAACGTTACCTGCCCTGAAAATAATCCGGGATTAACAAGGTCAAATTCGAGATCCCCAGAAAATCGGACGGTAAACGTCTGCCCTGCGAATTTACACCCCGGTTCCGGCGGATACGTCCATTGGAATTTTAAAGCATTGCCGTAGGTCTGATTGTTAAAAAATGTATCAAGCAATGAATAATCGGCCGCGGGTAAAGCTGACCACTGCAAAGTAAAATGCAGCGGTTTTTTCGTAAACCTCGGCCGCGTGTTGATAGTTTCATTGTCCTGTTCCATTTTGTACGTGTGGTCTACTCGCTTGTGTTTCAGCGGATAGATAGGATTTTTTATATTCGGGAATTTCAGCATATTAACCTCCGCGGACGCCTGCTATAACATCCCGCATGTGACCTTCATTTGTGTAAACGGCATCTGTCACTGTCTGCAGAATAATCGTTTGCAGAACGCGTCCATCTGCCTGCTGCGTTGTCTGTTTTTTAGCCTGCATCGGCGTACCGGTATTATTCTGAACAACCACCTGTACCTCCGGCGCCTGCCGACCTACGTTGACACTCGGGATAATCGTGCCGGATGTACGCGGAACGAACAGCTCCGGTCTGCGTTCTCCGACGATGTATGCCTGCCCGGCAGATACCGGGCCGCCATTAGCGCGAAAACTAAGCTTAGGCGCTACAGACGCAATCATCCGGTCGCCCCAGCTCTGGCTAAAGCTGCCACCGAGAGAAATCCCAGTTCCGAGGCCTCCCCCGCCACCGCCTAAAAACCGGCTTAAAAAACTCGTCACGACCTGTTTTGCCATGAAATTAGCGATTGCTTTTAACATACTTTTCAGCATATTACCAAAGGAGCTTCCGATATTTTTAAAATCAAGAGTCAGCACATCGGTAAACATATCTGTAAAACCGTCTGCCATTGAGGATGCAACACTGCTCATGGCGTCCTGCATCTGCTTACCTTTAGACCCGAAATCCTCGACCATTTGCTGAAGCGCATTACCCCACGCCTCGCTCCAAGTTTTTGGTTCTTTAGCCAGCTCGTCGTCCCGCTGCTTCACGATAAGCGCAAGCTGCGCGTTATACCAGCGCTCTACTGCAAGTTTAGCTTCAGCACTATCTTGAGTCAGTGCAACTTCTTTTAGCTTGTTCTCTTTTTCGCGTTTTAGCTTTTCCAGATCAATTTGATACTGTGCTTCCGCCTGCGCCGAAATGCTTTTAGTCATTTTAGCCAGTGCAAGGTTTGTATCATTGACAAGATCTGTATTAGCTTCTTTCCACTTTTTTACAAGTTTATCTTTTATAACACGTCCGTATTCTTCGAGTTTTGCCTGCAGAGCGTCCGTATTAACTCCTGCGGCCGCGGCTTCTTCGATTTCTTTTTTTACTTTAGCTATTTCATTGTTTAGTTTACCGAGACCCTTTTCATAAGCAGTTCCTGTTTCGTCAAGGATTTTATCGGATAGATCCGAAACAGCATCGGTGATCTTTTTTGTCAGTTCTTCAATTTTCTTTTGCGCTTTGTCTATGGCACTGCCTCCGCCTCCTGAACCGCCGACGCTTCCGCCACCACCAACAGAGCCACCACCTTGATTAACAAAATCAGTAGGCCCCGTCTCCACTTTTGAAGTAATATTGCCGTCAATTGTCACAAGATTGGTCAGTGCTTGAAACGTTTTAGAGTTTGTAACGGCGTCTTTTGCAGATTCAATTTCTGCGCCGACCATACTTGCGATCTTTCGGATGGCTGTACCGACGACCCCAAGCTTATCCAAGCATGCATTTACGAAATCGACAATAGCGTTATACGCCTGCGACAGCCAGTCGCCCACAGTCGCTAAAAATTGATTAGCCATTTGCACGATGCCACTAAGCAGTCCGTTATACAAAGTGGCAAACGCACCACTTATACTGTTCAGTACGCTTACGATATAAGATTCTACCGAACCAATAACCGCCGCAATGTCCGCGATAACACCGCTTACCACGCGCCACACATTAACCGTCACCGTTGCGACAGTGTCTAGCATATCCAAAAATAGTTTGCCGTCGCCTTCTAAAAGGGGCTTGAACAGATCGCCAAGAGCGGATGACAAATTGTCAATAACAGGCATGATCGCAGAAATCCATTGCCCGATTGAGTTGAAAAGGTGGCTAATATGATTCGCAAGCCCTTTGGGAACCAAGTCATCAAAAATATGCGACAATCCTTTAGTATTTACATTTTTAAGAGCCTTATCAAACATGTCACGAACTTTGCCGATTGCATTTTTCATGCTGTTAAAAAGAGGCTCTCCTATTTTACCGAGTATCTGGCTGGCGTTATCGTTAATAGTGCTCAACATACCAGAAAAAGAATTGGACATCTTGTCCATCATATTTGGAAATCTTTCATTCATGCCATCGGTCAATGCCTTTATAGCTGCATCAGCGCTTATACCTTGATTCCCTATGTCGGACAATTGATCTGCGGCAAGACCTAAGTTTTTAGCTAAAATATCTTTGACTGGAATCCCCAGCTGAGACAACTGCATGACGTCCTGCCCCATGAGCTTTCCGGTTGTTTTGATCTGTCCCATTACGAAGGCAATCTGCTTCAGACCTTCGGTTCCTCTGCCAAGACCCGCTGCTGCGTTTCCAACTGCGGTTAAAGTGGGAATAATATCTCTTGCCTCAAACCCGAACGCTTTTAACTGCTGCGCCGCAGGAGCAATATCCTTAAATTCAAAGGGGGTATCGGCCGCAAATTTACGCAGCTGATCCATCATAATTTTTGCGTCCTGTGCAGAACCGAGCATAGAAGTAAATGCGATATTGGTCTGCTCCATCTTAGCGTTGTAGCCTATAAATTTATCACCTGCGGCACCGAGAGCTGCGCCTAACCCTGCAACTGCCGCAGTTACTCCCGCAATCGCCAATCCTGCGGGACCCGCTTTTGATAGAATCCCGGTAAGCCCCCCGGACGTTCCTTTTCCTATAGAATTGATTTTTTGCGCTATGCTCGAGATCTTAGATTCCGCGCCCGATGTATCCACATTTACATTGATATTTTTGTCCCTGAGCTTATTCAGTTCCGCCTTAACTTTGCTGATAGACCCCGAAGCATTATCCTTTGCTTCAATTCGCGCTTCAATCGTTTTAGTGCTGCTTGCCAATTTTCCTCACCTCTTCCCGCATGATCATTTCCATCGCATTTATCTTTTTTAAAATCCCCGGAGTTACATCAATCCCGAGTACAATTGCAACCTGAAATAATGCGTTATAATCAATTCCAATAATGTCGCCTAACCCGCTGGTACGAACTTGCCCCGCACAGTAGCTCCAAAGCTCCCACGTTTCCGTGTTTTCTCCTGACAAAAAAGGCCTCCTATGCTCGCAATCAGCACAAGGAGGCTTCTTATTCAGTTTTCTGTGCAGCTTTTGACAATTCTCGCAGTATTCCTGATGCGGTGACCATTCCCAGCGGTAGGCATCCGTTAGTTTTTTACTTCCGCATCCGTTCCGTATGTTTTTTCAAAAGTTTTTGTAGCAATCCGGATCATTTCGCGATAAGAGAGTTCTTCATCATCAGCAAGTTCTGGATAAACATGATCAAAAACCCATTCAAGAGCTTCAATTGTCTTTGTTTTATCCGCCTCGCCAAGCAAAACTAAATCAAGACCCGCTTTACGCAGGTCTTTGACTTGCTTTCTCGTCATTGTCTTTATTTCGACCATCAGTAAGACTCCTTATCATTCTTCAACACAACCTGCACAGTACTTTTCTGCGCATTGCTTTCGTAAAATGCATTCCACGCAAATTTCACCGAAACACCCGCAGGACCATCGATTGGCGCATCGTGTGGTTCGATCTGCACTTCCGGGAAAATAAATGCCAAGCTGCAGTTTTCCGACATTTTAAAACCGATTTCAAGTGATGTTTTCGCGCCGGTGTCTGCAAGCGACATCATAGAAGTATCCATAAACAATGCTTCAATGTTCCCGCTTGCTTTAAACAGCCCCTCCGGAATATCTCCGCGAATGCCACCCTTGCCGACAACATACTGATCACCATCAAGCCCTGCGTCCAAAGTAAAATCGCCCGTTTTAACAATTTCACTTTCCGTGCCACCAATCTTGACATATGTGTGATTCTGCGAAATGGGGAGCTTCGCTACTGACGTAGCCGACGCGTCATACGTAGCGGACGCAATTTCACGCAGAGCGCCCATGATGGCCAGCTCAACGGTCATTTCACTATCCTCGCCGAAGCCCCATTTCAGCGTATTCACTTTGCAGCCGCGGTACAGAAAGTACTTACCTGAATCAGGAAACGCTTTCTCAAGAATAAAAGATGGCTGCGTGTCGCCAACTTTATATGTGTGCGTATTGACGCCTGTGCCTTTTACACTCGTAGGCGCGCCAAGTAACGCTTTTAACCAGTAGCCGATAGCACGGAAATCTGCCGGGATGGTCACATTTCCGTCAACGCTTACGCGCCCCAAACTGGAAATCGTGTTATTACGACTCCCGGTAATCGTATCCGAAGAGATAAGCGTCTGCTTTTTCTCCATTTCATTTTTGTTAATCGGCAGCAGTATTCCTTTTTTCGTTACCGGTGCCTTGTTATAAGCGCTTTCAAAATCTATCGTAGTAGAAGCTTTATAGCCTCTCGCTTGTACTGCCATATTCAATCCTCGCTTTCATATACAGTAACTGTTATCTCATATTGCACGCCGTACAGCGGCCGCAAACCGCCCGGATCTCCCGTCTTCCGGCTAACCCGAATATCCATTAACTGAATATTGTTTGTCACTTTGCCCGACACGGCGCGGATTTTCTGCAGAACGGCATCCACTTTGCTTTCCAGCGCGGCCAGTTTTTCATAGCCGATAGATAGTTCTGTGCCGTCATATCGAATCCAACATTCAAGATACAGCGTCACAGTTTCATAATCGACCATATCCGAATCGGTGTCCGGCTGTTCATTTCCGCGTATAAGCAGAATAATTCCATCAGTATTTTTAATCGCCCGCGGATCGTATGCACCCAGTTTTATTTCCTGCGCCGCTTTCTGTTTTTTTAGTTCAGCCTGCAGGTATTTCAAAATATCAAACCAAGCCATACTTACCCCCGAAAGATTTTAACCGCTCGAAAACCGGCAGACTGCGAAGCCCCTGTAAAAGCCTCCGCAGTCTGCAGCCGGTTCTCCAGCATTTTTACTTCATCTGAATATATCTGCACCTTTTTCGCGTACGCATCGATGTCCTTGCCATCGCTATACATGCTGCCTGGTAAGCCGAACGATTTATTAACCGCCGTCGCGTGGAAAGCATAAGCGGTAATAAACCGTTTGACTAATACCGTAGCCTGCACTTTTGATTTCTCAACGCCTACTTGTGACGCCAAATAATATAAATAGTCATGCGCATCGGCCAGTGTCTCTTCGGTTAGAACTGGCCCCAGCAGTTCATCTTTTGTTATTAAATCATCGACTGTTAAGAGCATTTTCTACCTCCAATTTAGCTAATTCCGCATACCGGTCAAATATGGAGTCAATCTCACTATCGCACGCATCTAAAGCGTTAAAAACAAAAGGATCCCCGGCAAATCCGGGGTGGCGGACGCTTTTAGCGAAAGCAAATCTACCACCCGATGGCCACCGAAGAGCCTTTTTGTTTTTAGGGCGAATATTATGCGCAGGAAATCCGTGATGTACAAAATACCCATAATGGGCACGATTTGAATCCAGTGTGATAACTCCGGTCAGCCCTCCAGCTCTATAATCCGTCATTACAGACTGCTCCAAAGCGCCAGTTCTTGATTTAAACCTGTGATTATCCTGCGCGTACTCCGCCACAGTCAAAGTGCTCTCCTTAACCGCCTGCCTTAGCCGCCTCTTGAAGATATCCGCGGTACTCATTCTGCATCAGCTGCTTTTGCTCTTGAAGAACGCGTCCTTTTCGGCTTCTCCTGTGTTTCATTGGCCTGTTCCTCGGTTTCGACGTCGGCTGCAGGATCCTCTTCGGTTTCTGCAGTTTCAGAAGCTACCGGCTGTACTTCCGGCTGTACTTCCGTAGCTTCATCTTCAATAACGGTATACCCGTGCTCTTTGAACCACTCAATTAAATAGGCGTCAGAAGTTTCTCCGACGCCCTTAACGAATGTCACAGAAGCACTTTCGCCGGTATAATCTTTATTCGGCGCTATAATCTGTGCCATCTTGTACCTCCTTATTTAACTTTGATGTTTCTGAGAACCGCAGCCGCTTTCGTCGCTTTCAGTGCAACAGCAGCCACCATTTCTACCTCACCCGACTTTACCGCCCCAGATGTCTTGAAATCAGGCAGCCATGTCTGCACCGGAGCTACACCCGCCATCGAAACAGCATGGAATCCGTCAATGCCGAAGCGTACTGCGTAGAGAGACGTTGTGCTCTTGGCCGTATCAATCGGCACAACGGGATCATTAGACCCGGATTTTGCGCCGAGATTGACAATCGGAATGCCGTTATAAGTGAGTACAGGGCGCCCGAAATCATCCTTCGTTTCAGTGTAAGCTACCGCGCGGCGGACAACAGCCTTGAATTTTGTGAAGAGCGCCGCGTTCATAAGAAGCGCGGACGGCTCGCCATCCATTAATCCTAAGCATTCATCGAGAGTGTCGAGGAATGTCCTATAGTTGCTGTCAATAGCAGACCCGGAAGACAAGTCAATTGCCGCTGCGGGTTTGTATTCCGTAGAAGACCCGGTCAGCGCTTTTTCAAGCCCGTCAAATGCTTTGTTGTTCGTTCCGGTGTCGCCATTGATAACGGTATCGTTCCAAAGTGCGGACGCAGCTTTGATTTTCTGTTGCATTTGGAAAGTTACCTCATTCTCGACACCGCCCATCTTCGCAATGACGCGGTCTACTTTGTATGAACCGCCGAAAATCGCCAGATTGACGGATTTCTGTTCTTTTTCGGCTTCCTGTGCAGTGTACTCTTCGTTAACGGCTCGGAAGTCAGCTTTCGGCTGTGTTTTCACGCGGTTGTATGAGTAGGTCAGCGTAGCTCCGCCGCCCACGGGGGATACTACGTCAGCAAAAATAATATGATCCCAGATAAAATTTGATTTTGCGTACTCATCGATGGTCATTGCTTGAAGATCATCCTGTACATTGAGTTTTGCCTGTGCTAAAGTTACCGGCATGTGTTTTTACCTCTCTTTTCTTTAAAAAATTACTTATTCAATGCAGCCGCAACTGCCGCCTGCAGCCCCTGCGGCTGTGATTGTCTCCCGCTTCCGCCGTTGCCTCCGCCGCTTCCGGGATTCTGCGTGTCTTTTACCGCCCACGCATTATCTTTTAGCCAGCCTGTGGCACCGTCTTCGATAGAGACCTGTTCATTTTTGGCATTTGTGAATTTGTAAGTACCGTCTTCATCCGCTTTGATAGAACCGACCAAGATTTTTGCAATTTCCGATGGATTTGCTGCGTTGCCTTTTGTCAGAGCCGCTACGGTCTGCTGCATAATGTCAGCCTGTACCCGTTTAGCCTGCTCTTCTTTCCGAGCGTTTTCAGCCGCTTCGTACTTCTTGTTCAATTCGTCCAACTGTTTCTGCATTTTCTCGGCGGCGGTTTGGTCTCCTGTACCTTTCGCCGTGAGTTCTTCCACTTTCGCGGTGAGTTCGGTAATTTTCGCGTCAGCTTCATTTTTAGAAGTACGGAACTTTGCAGATTCACCGTTCAGTCGTGAGATCTCCGTTTTTACGGCTGATATCATCTCCGCGCCGTTTTCTAACTTACCTAACGTTTCATACAATTCTGCCAATGTCATAGCTAAGTACCTCCTGTGTACTGTGTAATAATGGGCTCCCGTCCCAATAAAAAAGACCGTTCTTTAACGCCTGCGGGCGGGCTCCTGTCCCGTGAAAAGGCAATATAAAAGCACTCGTAACGAGTGCTTTTTAAATAACAAAAAATTAAACACTTTTATACGCAACTACAGCAGTGTCATGATACCATTTTTGTCGAACTCCGGCTCTTTAAAAAAATCATTATAGCTTTTTACCGCTCTGGGCGGCGCTTCGGGTGTAAGCTGTAGATTTCCTTCTTCGTCTTCATAGTACCATTTTTTATTCGTAAGAAAATAAGGTCTATCAGCCAAATCCGACAGCGTGCACATTTTATCCATCTTCATTCCACCTCTCTAACCATTTTTTCAAAGCTCGCCCTAAGACATTAGTTTTGCCGCATCTCATGTTTGCATGGCATTCTGCAAAAAATTCAAACTCATCTTTACGACCATACTCAGACAAATACTTTGTATAATTTCTGAAATTCACCTTTTTATCGATTTCCTTAGCGCATGCTATGATTTCTTTTCGAATAAGCTTTGCTTGCCGTTTAAACTCATCGCCAACTGCCCACGTCGGTAAACCTTGTGTTCGCTCATACAAAGCGACTACCTCAAGAACATGTCCAAACTCGTGACTTGCAGTGTAGTGCAGAGCTTCTTTGTCAGCCGCGGGCATCTTAAACCCTGATTTTTCCTGCGCCGCAACGCTTGTTTTAATAGCCGTTACATCGTGTAGCAGCTTTGAACTCAGCCTCACCTTTATACTACCCGGGAGCATGCTGAATTGCGTAGCGCCATTCGCCACTCCGCTTAGATTCGTTTCTATATCAAGCCCATACTTTTCTATATGCTTTGCCAACTTCGGGTTGTCGTTAACGACTTGAAACACTTCCACCATATTAGCCTCTCTTATCGGTTCTTTCAGAGCTGATAGATCGACATTAACGCCCAAGCTTCGCAGTTCTTTTTCAAGGTCTTTTTCTTTTATTGTACCATCTTTTATCCTGCTTTTCATCTTTTCGCCGCTGTATCCGCGTGCTTTTTCTGTCCAGCTCCACCCTACTTTGACGTCTTTCTCGCCGTACACGCCAAGTATTCTTTGGCGGTTCGGAAGCGACTGCTTAGCAAGCCATTCTCTGCCACCTTCTTCTATTCTTGCGTGCGGTGTTTCGCTTTTCAGTAGTTTGGATCCCACCATCACTGGCCGCAGGTGACACATGCAGTTCGGATGAACGGGAAGCGTCGGTACTTTGTCTTTCGGAAATATCCCGGGCCCCATGCCGTACAAATCGGCTTCTGCATACATATCGCATATATCGCAAAACGGATGCGCCGTGGACATTTTCCACTTAAACGCTACACAGTCTTCATCAGTCGCCCATTTTGCCATAAAACCGTCATTATACGCTCTTGCCATTTCGGTACGTGCAATTCTGCGGGCAAAGTACCGCGTGCGCTCCTGTGTCGCTGTATAGACTGCTTTTTCAATGCGTTTTTCATTTCCTGACAGTACAGCATTCTTGACTTGTGTATAGGCCGCTTTCAATCCCTGTACATTCAGTTTCTTCAGGTTTCGTTCTACCGCCCGAAGCGTTTTATGAAACTCTGCGCCACCGTATTCTTTTGCTTTTGCAATTTGCGTCAGCTGTTTTAAAAAATCAGGGATATCTTGTTCCGGCAGTGTGTGTCCGTATCCGTAACCATCAAAAAGTGCAAGGGCCGCTTTCTGTATAGTCTGTCCTTTCTTTACCGCTTCGGCGATAACTGCGGCGGCTTGCTTTGTAACTTCTTTTGCGCCCTGCGTTGTCCTTTTAGACAACGCCAATCCGTCAGCAGCCCATACCGCAGTAGACGCTTTTTTCAGCAGCGGTTTGGCGACACCTACCGCGCCGCCTCTTTTCATTTCTCCGATTAGCTGCGGCTCTATCTCTCCTCGCATGATTTTCATAACCGGATACAGTTTGTAGGCTTCGTTTACAGCTTCTTTCGGCGTTTTCCCCGCTTTCAAAAGCCGTTTTATTTCTTCTTCGAAAGCTTTAATCGTCTTGTCCGTTTCCGTCAGGATCATCTACATCACCGTCTTCAAATGCACTGTTCTGCTTGCTCTCTTCAATGGCGGCCGCGACCTCCTCAATCATTTTGTCGTAAGTTTCCGGCGGCAGATTAGGCATGTACGCTTCCAGCACCTTCTTCAGGACTTCAAGCTTGTATGTCGGACTATCAAATCCGAGCTCAAGCGCTGCAGCCGCATTAGACAGTGAATCAACAACATCATTAATTTTAAAGTCACGCGGGTATTCGCAATTGTAATCGACCGTCTCACCTGACCACATCTCAAATAATTTAACGATGGCTTCGTCGGCATCCTCGCAGCGTACCGCAAAATCTGCCAGTCTTTTATTGGTTTTCTCAAAATCCCATTGCTTAGCTACGCCCGATTTACTTTTGTCACTTTGCACACCAATGACCGAATCCAGACCGGACATGCGGAACATTTCTTTTATGATCCTGTCCATCTGCTCGGTCAGCATTTCGGCAGGAGCGGCAGGCGGCGCTATGAAATCGGGAGTATGTGACGCGTCAGCCGGGTAAATCAGCGCATTATTCGTGCCAACTGTTACTTCGCCGGTGCCGTCATCTGGCATTGTCAGAATGCCAAAAGCCTGATCTCTCAAGAGTTGAGTATGCCAGCTGCAAAGTTGATACAAGAAGTAATTCGCCTGTGCTACCGATAAATACTCCGACGGCGGTTTAATAATTTTCCTGTCCGTGTTTCTTGCAAGCCACTGCACAGCCGGAACGCATCCGATGTTATGGTTACCAGTTGCCTTACCATCGCCATTCCCGATTGCCCACGAATCCTGCGTCCACGTATACGTCTCTGTGTTTTTCGCGTTCGCTCCTACCTGTGATGTCTCGGTGTACTGAAACATCGTTAAACGACCGTATCGGTCAATTGCCCAGTTTTTAATCTGCGCAGGTGTAATAATCTTTAAAAACGGCAGCTTGCGTCCTGCGACAGCGTCACTTCTGCGTTCCGCCAGTTCATCGCTGTTATCGACAACGATGTAGACAACACCGTATAGTTTTGCCTGCATAGCTGCCGATTTACAGAAATCCTGATAGTCTGTGCCGGTTCGGTCGCAGTCATCAAGAAATGCCTGAAACAGTGTTGAGCCGTTATAGTCACGCTTGATGTCATTTTTAAATATCGGGTCTACTGCAGCATTAACAATCGGCCCGGTGTAATTCAAGTAGTAAGCGAGCCCCTGTCGGTCTTTATAATTCGCCGGATCTTCCCGCGGATGTTGCCTGAGTCCGGCTCCGTTCTCAAAAAGCCCGGTGCCAAAATATGCGTCTGTCAACAAACTGTATTTATCCACTTCGTCACCTCAATATAAATTACTCCGCACAGCTTTTACTTTGAAACGTGCAGGCATTAGATCTTCACAGCCGTACCGGACGGCATCTATTGCATGATTGTTTTTATCCGGATAAGCGCTGATGTACTGTCCATCGCGCGTTGTTTCATATTCGTATGTTACGAACTCTTTATACGCATTCGGACAGCGCTTTTTATCTATGACAATAGCTGACAACCCTTGCAGCCATCGAATACCAAACTCGACACTGTCGGGACCTTTTTTAGCCGCTATAACTCTTAAGCCTAATTCATTTAACTCTTTGATCGACTTCGGCTCTGCGCTGTCCGCGCGAATTAGCGCCGTTTCTGTGATTTTCTTTTTTATTTTTGCCGCCGCTTGCCTGTTTATCAGCTTCGGCTGATAAATCTCATCGAAGATATACAGAATCTCTCGTTTCGAGTCATAGTGCATAGAAACAAAAGCCAGCGGGTCTACAGCGAACCCAAAATCCAAACCATACCGCCTGCGGTCAAACTGCTGTATTTCTTCGTCGGTAATCCGCTTCTCTATGACATTTTCAAAAACAGCTCCGCCGGTACCTGTGATTTCCCCGAGATATTCATGTCGGTATGCAGTTTCGTTTTTTGCTTTGAGTTTATCGGCTTCATAAATAAATTGCGGGCCTAACCAATCCGGATTGACACTTAAGTAGTCCGACCGGTGAACAAGTCTATCCTGCTCATCAAGCAGCATTTCTTCGTTTACCCAGTTATTCGCTGATTTCGGCGGATTGTAAGATGAGAAGCACCAGAATTTAGATCCTCCGCGCATAAGCGACTGATTCAAATTGCGAATTTCTTCCATTCCGGCAAACTGATCAAGTTCTTCGTACCAGACCACCCCGACATACCCGAACGGCAGCTTTATAGACTTAATTTTTGCTTTATCATCAACGCCAAAGAATAAAATCTTTTGCCCTGTTGCTTTTCTTATCATCTCCATCGGACTGATCGTCATTTTCCATTTATCCGATATGCGCAAAGCATCTAACGCCCACTCCATCTGTGTATAGACAGAGTTTCTGAGTGTGTTTGCGACTTTTCGCAAAATAACCGCGTGGCATTCCGGGTTCTGCATAAGCAGCAGCGGAATTTCAAGCGATACATAAGAAGACTTTGTACTTCCACGCCCGCCTGCCAGCACGTAATGCGTATGGCCGTGCTGTTTAACGTCTTTGTGTACAGAGAAGAACGAAGGCGCCATCTTTTCGCTAAGTTTAATTTGTATCATCGATAATCTGCACCTCTTCCGCCCCGATTTTACTATCCTGATCTTCGAAGAGGTGGTGGCGTTTACCCATAAGCTCTAATGCTTTTATACGATCTTTAGCCGATAAACGCTTTTTGATGATTTTTGATTCACTGAAACCGTCACCGACACCTTCAACGACGACAACCTCTTCTTTGAGTTCGCCTCTTCCTGCTTTAGACAACAGATACTCAACTTCTTTAGCCGACATAATCGTTTTGTCATAGTATTCATCACGCATTTTCTTAATACGACTTTGAATCTCAAGTTTTCTCAAGTTTTGATTAGCAATTCTGTCAGCCGTTCTTTTGCTGTATCCGGCTCTTATAGCTGCCTGCGTTGCGTTTAAATCAATCAGGTACTCAACACAGAATTTTTCTTGCCTTGGTGTCACACCACCACCTCCTTTCTCCTGGACAAACGAAAAGCACACACCGGGGAAGGGCATGTGCTTTTCTAAAATTGGGGAGGAAAGTATCTCGCGATATTTTCACAGTATCATAATAACACGTTTTATAGTGAATTATAATGAATTTTAGTGAACTCTTTTTCTAAATCTTGTAATGCCTTTCCGTGTAGTTTATAGACCCACCTTATCGTGTAATTCATCTCTACCGCTATCTGCTCCCACGCCTGAATCAATATGTAATACCGATACAATACACATCTGGCGCTCTTGTCTTCTACTTTGTCAATCAGTGCTTTAGCATTATCTCTCTTGTCAATCAGCTCATCCCGCGCGGCATTCACCTTTTCGATCTGCGAGTCCAACTTGTCAACGATCTCATCAAGCGTAGCTAAGTGATTTGACTGTATCTTGTCACCAAGCTTCGGACTTGAGATGTTATACGCTCTGCGCCTCAAGTCTTCTAATTCCTGCTCGTATGCACGCAGTAATCTGTCCTGTTCTCTGACCGACCTCAAAAACTCTTTAACCGCCATTTCTCCTCCTGCTTGCTGCTACGCACAATGCTGCTGTTACGACACCGACGGCAGCACCGATCCACGCGCCGATTACGAAAATCAAAATCTCTGTCATTTCTCGTCAGTCCTTTCTAATAGATGCTCAATATACCATCTGGCTTTCTTCAAATCTTCTGTTCCGTTCTTCTGCT